GCTCACGACCGCGGAGCGGAAGGCGCTCGACGAATACGAGGCTAAGCAATCGGGCGGCGACTGGGTCAAGGACACGGCGACTCTGGCGCGGGAGCTTGGACTTTCCCGGCAGGCAATCTACGACGCCCGCGCGCGCTACCCAGAAGATGCGCCGGCGAAGCAGATCGACGGGCGTCGCGAGAACCTGACGGCTTGGCGGAGGTTCTGCGCCGATAAGCTGATCGGCAAGGACACGTCGACCAAGACGCTGGCCGACCTCAAGGCGGAGTTAATGCGCGAGAACATCGCGCTGCTGAAGAAAAAGAACAAACGCGAGGAGGGCGAGACGGTCGAGCGCGAGGTCGTGCAGGATATGCTCCAGCTGCTTTCGCAGAAGCTCGATTTGCTCCTGCGGCTCAAGCTCGAGGTTGAGCTCGGCCCGCGCGTCGCCGGCAAGTCAGCCGCGGAGGCGAACGTCGAAGGCGGCTTAATCCTGGACGAGATCCGCGAGGTGATCGCGGGCAACTTGGCGCGCTTCGAGGCTGAGGCGATTCGGAAGAGCGCGACCGAGGAATGAGCGCCGAGCAACTCCTCGCCGGCTTTCGCCTTCCGCGACCGGACCGCTCGCCGATCTACGACTGGGCGCGGCGGCACGTGCAGCTGCCGGAATCCTACGCGACGCCGGGGCCATTTAACGTGCGGCTATCGCCGTGGCTGGTTCCGATCTTCGACGCGCTGCAAAATCCGCTGGTCCGGCGCGTGCACTTCCGCAAGGCGGTGCAGATCGGCGGCACGCTGGTCGCCGACGTCTGGCTACCGTGGATAATCGCCAACGACCCCGGCCCGATTAGCTGGACGATGCAGACGGACGAGATGGTCGAGAAGCACGCGAAGACGCGCCTATGGCCGCTGCTTGAGCGCTGCCGACCGGTGGCGGCAATGCTGCCGAAGCCGGGGCCGCACCGCACAACAACCGAGATCTTCTTCGGCGGCTTCTTCGTCACGCTCAACGCGGCCAACCTTTCGACCCAGCAGAGCCAATCGATCCGCTACAAGATCAACGACGAGCTCTGGCTTCCGCGGTGGCAGGAGATCTACGGCCACGCGGTGGCGCGCGTCTCGAAGTTCGAGGAGGTCGGGCGCTCGAAGATTTACAATGCGAGCCAAGCGCCGGTGATGGACGCGGAGACGGGCAACGTCGAGGACACGAGCTTTCGCTCGGGAGACCAGGGCGAGTGGCACGCCGAGTGCCCAGGCTGCCGCAAGGTGCTTCCAGTTGCCTTCGAGGTTCTAAGCAAGGAGCAGCGCGGCGGCGTGATCTGGGACCGAGCGGCGCGCCGCGATGACGAGACGTGGGACGTGGGGCGCGCGGTGGAGACCTGCCGCTTTCGCTGCATCTCCTGCGGGCACGAGTCCGCGGACAGCGACGCGACCCGCGCCGGCTGGGCGAAGACCGGGCGCTTTGTCGCGATGAATCCTGCGGCGCCGCGGGAGGTGCGTTCGTTCCGACTGGAGGCAATCGTGACGCGGCCGATGCGGCTCCTCGTGGAAGAGTTCCTCCAGGCCGAAAACCAGCTGGTCCGCACGGGAGACGAGCAGGCGAAGATCGAGTTCCGCACTAAGCGCCAAGCGCTGCCGTGGATCGTGGAGAAGAAGGCGGTTAACGTGCTGCTGAAGGACTCCGGCTACAAGCTATCCGACTACGCGCAGGGCGAGTCGATCCCCGACGAGGCGATACGCTTTATGGCGATCGACCGGCAGCAGGATCACTTCTGGGTCGAGGTCGGCGCGTTCAGCACGGCGCAAGGGCCGCGCTATCGCCAGCTGTGGTTCGGCCGCATCGACACGCGCGACCAACTGCGCGCGCTCCAGGAGCGCTTCAAGGTCTCGTCGGCCTGCGTGGCGCAGGATCGAGGCTACCGGCCGGCGGACGTGGACCGCGACTGCGCGGAGTTCGGCTGGCGCTCGATGCGCGGCTACGGACGGCGGACGTGGACGATGCGCGACGAAGCGACCGGCCAGATGGTCAACTTCCCGTTCAGCGACCCACAGGTCAGCGACTACCGCGGCGGCGACGTTTACTTCTACAATTGGAGCGGCGATTACTTCAAGGACACGCTCGCGACCGCGCTCGAGGGCAAGGGCGACTTGCGCTGGGAGATGCCGAGCGACGTTAACCCGCTTTACCTCGAGCACCTCAAGGGCGAGGCCAAGGTGGAGGTGCGGACTGGCGTCTGGGAGTGGCGCGAGGTACGGAGCAACGCGCCCAACCACGGGCTCGATACCTCGGCGATGCTCCTTTGTATGGCGACCATCGCGGGCATCATCCGCTTCGTGCCGTCAAAGTCGTAGCATTACGGGGCGTCAAAAAACCTTTTGACGGCGGCCGCTCTTTTATGGCGGCAGACAATCCCTTCCTCGACATTGACGTTGCGACGCTGACGACGCTCAAGTCCAAGGTCTTGGACGCGATTCAAGCCTGCCTTCTGAACACGAGCTATTCGCTGAACGGCAAGTCGGTCACGCGCGCTGATCTTAACACGCTCAACAGGATGCTGGGCGACATCACCGCCGCCATCGAGTACCAAAACGGCAACACGACCGACACGACGTTCGTCAGCTTCACCGGGAATTGATTATGCAGACTTTCGACGCGACCCAAGTCATCCGCAACCGGCCGTGGTTCGAGCGGGCGCTCGAGACCATCGCTCCGCAGGCCGCGCTGCGCCGGCTCCAGGCTCGCGTCGAGACCGCGCTTTTCAGCTATAACGCCGCGCAGACGAACCGGCTTTACGCGCCGACGCAATACGGCCAGCCGAGCGAGTCCTCGCAGACCGTGCGCGAGCGGGTGGTGATGATGTGGGAAGCGCGGAATCTGGTCGAGAACTGCCCCGAGGTAAAAGAGGTCTCGCGCAAGTTCGGCAACTACCTCACGCCGACCGAATACTCGCCGGCGACTGGAGACCGCGATTACAACGCCACGGTCGGCGAGTGGTTTCACTCGTGGTGCAAGCAGGCCGACGCGACGGGCCGCAATTCCTTCCGCAAGCTCGTGCAGCTGGCCGCGGAGAACCGGCCGGTCGACGGCGACTGCGGCTTCGTCATCCGCCGCGTGGGCGATGTGCTGAAGTTGCAGCTGGTGCCGGCGACGCGCATCGGCAATCCAAACGAGATGGGGCTCGACTCGGAGAACTACTTCGAGGGCGTCATCACCAACGAGTTCGGCGTGCCGGTCGCGTACCGAATTTACCGCGTGACGCGCGAGGGCGTTTACTTCGGCGCGGAGGACGTGCCGGCCGGCAACTTCTGCCACTACTTCGATCCCTTCCGCGTCGATCAGTACCGCGGAGTGACCGACTTTCACGCGGCGATCCAGACGGCGCGGATGCTGCACGAGATCTTGCAAGCGGAGAAGGCCGGCGTGCGCTTCGCTTCGCAGCAGGCTGCGCTCGTCTTCACCGACCGCGGCACGGCCAACGCGCGCAACCTCTTCACGCCGACGCCGGCGATGACGCTGCCGAGCGGACAGCAGCAGAAGAACGAGCTTTCAGAGGTCGGGATGATTAAGTATCTCGGCCAGGCTGACCGCGTCGAGACGATGCCGGCGCGGCCGAGCACAGCGTTCACGGGCTTCATCGCGCATCTGATGCACGAGCTCTCGATCGCGGTCGGCATCCCGAAGGGCGTCCTCTTCGGCACGCAGGATTACGCCGGCCCGAGCGTGCGCGCGGAGTTTGCCGCGGCCGACCGCGTGTTCGCGCGGCATCAGGGCGTGCTCGTCGACAAGGTGCTCGACCCGATAAAGAACGCGGTCATCCTCGACGCCATCGCTCGCGGCGAGATCCCTGCGCCTCCTGCTCGCGCCGGCGAGACTCCGGTGCAGGCGCTCAAGCGCGCGACCCGCGGCGAGTGGCGCTTCCCGCCTAAGCTCACCATCGACGTTGGTCGCGAGTCAGCGGCCAATCTGAACGAGAATCGGCAGGGCGCGAAGTCCTTGCAAGAGATCGCGGCCGAGCAAGGCACCGATGCCTTCACCCGGCTCGAGCAGATCGCGGCCGAGGCGAGCTACGTCAAGGAGCTCTCCGAGCGCTACGAGATTCCCGAGACGGCGATCCGCCTCGTGACCAATTCGCTCCCAAGCACGCCGGCCGCTGCCGCCGCTACCGGAGACAACGTGGCGAGCGCTGCCGCAGAGGCGCAGGCGGAATCGACTGCCGCGCCCGAGGACGAAACGCCGGACCAGCCTCCGACGCCGGCCGAGCTTGCGCGCTTCGCGAGCGTTGACCTGACGCCAACCGATGCGATGGCAGCCGAGGCCAAGCGCGGCCTCGAGTGGCGCGAGAAGTTCAACCGCGGCGGCACCGCTGTCGGCGTCGCTCGCGCGCGCGACATCAGCAACAAGGCGAATCTCTCTCCTGACACGGTGCGCCGGATGGTCTCCTATTTCGCGCGGCACGAGGTCGACAAGCAGGGCACGGGCTTTTCCCCAGGCGAAGACGGCTATCCTTCCGCCGGCCGAATCGCGTGGGCGCTTTGGGGCGGTGACGCCGGCGCCAGCTGGGCGCGTGCGAAATCCGAGGCGCTCAAACGCGAGGAACTGAATCGGCCGACGAACGTCGCCGATGCGCTAGAGGCTGGGCGCAATCGCGCGAAGCGGCCGCTGGAGCGACTGGCAGACAAGGCGACGAAGCTTGCTGCCGTGCGCGAGAAGCTGGGCCAGAACGCGAAAAGCGAGGCGCAGATCGAGCAGGCGCTAAAGCCGTTCGGATTTCAGCCGAAGCCGGTCGTCGCGCCGCCTCCTCCCGCTCCGATCGTCACGCTCTCCGACGCGCGCAAGATGCTCGCCGAGAAGGCCGACGCCGAGGACAAGCTGACCGCGCTCTTCGCGAGCGTGACTGATCGCCGAGCCAAGATCAAAAGCCTCCGCACCCATTGAAAATGCATAGCGTTCTCGACGCCATCATCACGAGCAACGAGCAGCTGGGCCAGCGGGCCGAGGAGTTCGCGCAGCTGCTGGTCGAGCACGATAAGACGCTCGACGAACTGCTCGAGCGCATCGGCAAGACGGTGCCGGAGATCCGCAAGGAGCTAGAGTCCAAGCTGACCGAGGCGGTGCCTGGGCTCGTCTCGGAC